TCTTTGCGATATATTAAGATTGCATTTAACTACTTATTACGAACATCCGATTAACGCACATGTTATGAAAGATGGTAGTGGTGATATGTTTGGTTGTATATGCCACGAATAGATTTGAAAAGGACCTGCGTCCATGTAATGCCTCGCGCTAGCCTCTGTACGACAACCGTTGATCTGGCTGAGGGTTCGTCCCATTCCAGAGAGGTGTGGAGCCTTTGCTCTCCTAGGAGTACGTGCACGGAAACTAGGGGGGTTAATATGAACACACCTATCCAAAGAGAGAGTAAGATGGATAGGTTAATTGTGGTGAGAATTTAAGGCCTAACACAATTTAGACACAATGTCAAATACTTGCATCTTCTTTGCAACTAAACGCAGTAAAAACTCTATTGTTGTCAACAAAATTTGTATTAAATTCTCTAAGTAATGTACTAGAATGATCATAACCATAATAAGCACATTCATGATAAGTTTTAAAATTATTTATGGGTGTGTCTATAAGTTGACACTCATTGCCAGGAACAGCGCTACATAAAAACATTATTAATACAAATTTTGTCATTGACTTTTATTATTAATCTCCTATATTATCATCATAATTAAATGAAAGGAATTATGACGGATATAACTAAATACAGAAATGTATCATTAACACATGACACATACAAGAAATTGATTGAGCTATCGAAGGTCTTATTGCCCGATGCCAAATTGTCAATCAGTAAAACCATTGAATCAATCGCAAATGAGAAAGTGAAGAAGTTAAATGGCAAAATTAAAAAAAGCTAGAGTAAGAATACATATATGTCCTACCTGTAAAGGTAATGGATTTGTAAAAGTTGCAAGTATAGAAAGAGATGATTACACAGTACATCAATGTTGGGACTGTGATTCAGAAGGAGAGTTTTATGAAACAAACCATGATGGTCTTATTGACGATGGTAATTCTCACAGCCTGCACTAAAATTGATTACAACCCATGGACCACGGTGGTTAAAATGGTAGTACAAAATGGCTCACAGTAAACACATAAAAGGTAATCGTGCAGAATTAATTGCTGCCGAACATTTTATGAATTTAGGATATTCAGTACATCGTAATATGTCAGGACATGGACCCGTCGATTTAGTTTTAATTGATGAGGATGGCATGGGTGATGTCATATTAATAGATGTTAAAGCATTAAGTCTAAGAACTAAAAACGGTTGGAAGGTATGCAGGACACCTACAAAAAAACAACAAGAGCTTGATGTACAATTAATTTTTGTAAATTTAGATACGAGAGAAGTGTTGGATGCCATGCCTAAGAAAAAAGATAAAAAAATTAAGAGAGATAAAAAAATTAAAATAGATACTAAAAACGTTGTAAATATAAAAGAATATATGAAAACGCATATGCCGGAATAATTTATGAGTAAAAAAGAAAAATGGGATGGTAGGTCTAGAGTATCAACAGATGCATATCGTGAAAATTTTGATAAAATATTTAAAAATAAAAAATATAGAGGTGATGAGACCTTTGATGAATTATTAGAAATAGAAGAAAACGAAAAATATTTAAAAGAGTTAAAAAATAAAATATGATGAACGATAAAATTTTATCTAATGTTGTAGCATTTGTTTTGATTATAACTATGGGTTTTGTTTGTATGATATTTATGGATCTTGATAGTATATGGAAAGAAATATTAAATTATAAACAAAGAATACGTAATCTTGAAACTTTAATTTTAATACATCATAATGATATGGGTAAAATTGGTTGTAGTATATGATGAGTGATAAAGATTTAAAAGAATATCAAGATAATATCCGATTGGTTCAAGGTATAAAAATAAGTAATAAATACAAGTATATACAAGGAAAACAGATCACGGATCATGGAACTGGGACCAGGGTTTATGACATAAATAATTCTCGACTTCCAAGCGTAACTACGATATTAGGCGCTACCAAAGATCAACAATTTTTAAAAGATTGGAAGGCCAAAGTTGGAGAACAACGAGCAGAAGAAATCAAAAATCATAGTAGTAGGCGGGGAACAGCCATGCATAAGTTCCTCGAATCTTATATACAAAGAGTTGGCTACGATGATCTTACAGGGATCGGACAAGAGGCGAAGCCCATGGCCGAAAAAATTATTGAAGTGGGTCTTACACCGGTTGAAGAAGTGTATGGCTCAGAAGTTACATTACATTATCCTGGCCTTTATGCTGGGTCTACTGATCTAGTATGTTTGCATAATGACATGGAGTCTATCGTGGACTTCAAGCAAGCAAATCGCCCCAAGAGAGAAGAATGGATAGATGACTATTTCTTGCAAATTGCGGCATATGCCATGGCTCACGACTATGTTTATGGCAGTAATATAAGACAAGGAGTCATTATGGTATGCACACCGGACCTATATTACCAAGAATTTAAGGTACAAGATCATGAATTAAAACAATGGAAACATAAGTTTTTAAAAAGATTAGACATGTATCATGAGATACAGTTTGATGAAAAAGAGAAAGCAAAAGTAAACATTAGTGCGGAGGATTTTTTTAATGGCGCGTAAAAAATTAGAATTGCATGGTTATTATTTTGACGGTAAAAAATCATGGAGAATGTATATCGACGAAGATGGCAATATTATTATGAAGGAGTGGAAAAAATGAATGACAAACTTAGAAACGTTCTAAACTGCAGATATCAAGCAGAAATAGAAGACGCTAAATACAAGATAAAATGTTATAGCGATCAAGAGTTAATTATACCCGAACATCCAGATATTACAGGGGAAATTGATAAGCTATTACAAAAAATTGCAGAAGCTGAGGATAAATTGGCAGTAATGCGTCTATATTATGGCGAAAAAAAGGCAAATAAGACTGTACTATAGACAATGTATATGTATGGTAAAAAAAATAAAAAAAAAATAAAAAACTACTCTAGAAATAATGTCATTCTGTCACTTTGGTCTAGAAGTATTGATTTTATTGACTTTAGGGTAGACACTAGGGTAGACACTTTATGTTTAAGGTGACAGATTATTTTGTCTACTTAGGACAAAATGTTAGGTTTGCCAGCACGCGAGGCTTTTCATTTTCATTGTTTTTTTAAAACTTTTGACATACATATACATCTATGCCTAGGAAGAAAAGAAAAAGAACAGCAACTGAAAGTGCTCACGATATACCTTATCAAAGAGTTCGAGTAGAGTGGATTGATTGTGTTAGTGATTCTGGCTGGGCTACTGATAAAGAGTTTGATAAAATGAAGTTTGCAAAACCAATTAACGAAGGTTGGTTATATTCTAAAGATAAAAATTCTATAAAACTATTTGCTTCTTATGACAAAGAAGATGATGGTAGTGTTACTTTTGGTGATCGAACTATGATTCCGATTCCTTGGGTACGGACTGTGACGAAGATTCAGTAATTTCTTCTGGTAATGCGTCAACAACTTTTGCATTTAAAATTGGAGCGTAGTCGTCTAATATTTTTTTCATTTTTGCTTCTAACTCTTCCTCTGACAATTCCTCTAATTTACCTGTTTTTATTATTTTACGGTCTATATATAGTCCTGCTGCCATTCCTCTATTCTTCTCGGCGTTGGTCGCAGCAGAGAAGGCACCTTTTTTAAGTGCTTCTTCTCTTATCTTACCAAGTTCTGCTACATGTTTGTCGTAAGTAACTTCGTATTTTTTTAATTTTTCTTCTCGTAATGCACCTATGTATTGTACCACCAATGGTGACAGTCTAGGGTTTTGTAATTCTGACGCTTCTACTCTAGCTCTTTTTTCACTATAGCCTGCAGCTATTGCTGCATCTGAACCTGTGGTCCTGCCTTCGTTAAATACTAAATATTCTGCAAATCTTTTTTGCATTTCAGTTAATCTTTTTGGAACTCCCATAGTTGACAATTTAAGGTAACATGGTTATATTGTCAAGATATGAAAGATAAACGAACATATACAAATCATAAAGAACATGGAGAAGATATTAGCCATGAAAATGAAATTGTAATAGATTTTAACAAAGCAAAAGATGATAGAGGTGTACATGATCTTGAACGTAAAATAGATAAATTACGTAATAATGTACGTGATTTGTTGGCTATGAACACACAATATAAAACAGAACTTGCAGATCAAATAGTTAAAATAAATAAACTAGAGCAAGAGATAAAAGATTTAAAACAAGAAAGGTCAGATTATTATAATGTTAGTTAGAGATCTACAGCAGATACTTGGACAATTTACAGACAAGTTTAACAAAGGCATGGGCAAAGTTGAAGGTAAAGGTAATGCTATTATGTATGCTAAAGTTTATGTTGATGTAGGTAATAACAGACTATCAGAGATACAAAAAATTGAAGCACATGAAAATACTTTAATCGGTGCAAAAGAAGGAGTACGTGTTGTACTAAAGTTAGCACCGCAAAACAAATCTAAACTAATTTTATAGAAAGGAGAATTAATGTTTGAATTAACAGAAGAACAAAGAAAACAATTGTTGTCTTACATGTGGTCAAGACCATACGGTGAAGTAGCACAATTAGTGGCAATGTTAGCGTCGTTAAAAAACAAAAAGAACGACAATGTTACCCCTAAAAAATAAGTGGGACCAGAGTCTAAATTACATAAAAAAATCACTAAAGAATGGAGTGGTTTTTCCTTTACAAGGCTTGAAAATATTAGCTTACTTGGTACTCCTGATTTGTTGGTCTACAATAATAATAGGCACTTTTTTACATTAGAATTAAAAGTAACCAAGGGTATAAAAGTTAAGTTTTCACCACACCAAATTGCGTTTCATATTAAGCATTCTGACAATACATTTATCTTAGTCCAGGCCCTCGGTCCAAGAGCCGCTAATCGTTTTCAAATGTACCGTGGTTCACGTATCAAGGAGCTTGTCGCTTGCGGCTTGGAGCTTGAAGCTTGCAGCTTGGGGCTTGACGCCTGTTATTCTTTTTTATCTGAGCTTGGTGCTTGAAGCTTGCTGCTTGAAGCTTGTTGCTTGAGGCCCGGACCAGGTGCACGCTCGCATGCGCCGTCGCGCCTTTTTGAGCTAATGACCTGATCCGATTGTTGACTTTCAACCTGCCTAGTGGCTTCTTGAATAGTCTTATTACGCTTGCGTAATTCTTTATAATATTTTGGGTGCCTGAACATGTTAGTGTTTACCATATTTTATCACTTTGATGTCAGAGTTCCAGCAATTTCTGCAGTCTCTGCATTCATTGTTTTGTTGAGCTGCGGGACAGCTGGCACCACTTGTCACCACCTCCGAAGAGTTAGGCCACGACTGAGGCGCCGCCTGGTCTACCATCGGCGCGCTAAATCGTATGACTAAATTGTTTGGCTTGTCCTTCAGGTGATCCTTGATCCATGCTTCACGAGTTGGTAACCAGTGACGTTTGGAAGGTGTTAACCTACAGACTTCATAAATTTTTTGTAAGTGATTTAAATCTTGTACATCGCCTGAATCGTGCCATCTAAACACATCCGGCTTTTTGCTGTTGATCAAGTGAGTCATAGCCTGAACCCATTGCGGGCTTTGTATTGCTGCCAGCCGGCGGTACTGGGCGTCCTGGACAACCTTGAACACATAACAACCTTTGAGCGCGTAACAGTCATAACAGACGCTGCCAGGCACAGCTCGGAGCTTGGAGCCTGTTTTGCATTCTTTGGCCGGCAGGCCTATTGACCAGCCAGGCATCTTTGATGGCTTCGACAATGAACCGCCTATAATTTTTAATGCTTCATCAGTTTTCATTTTTTATTCTCCTTTATTTTATAGGACGGTATATTATTATATAGTTTTCTTGTCAAGTTTAAAGCTTGTTGCTTGCAGCTTGCAGCTTGTCGCTTGTAGCCGTTGACCTCGAGCCAGCGCCAGTGTTGAATTAAAATTTTGTTTATTCCTTGTCCGGGCTGTCTGCTCATATTTGTTTTTCTCCAGTCTCCATCAAATGCGTGTAAGGATCCTGAATTTCTTCCAGGTATTCTTCTTTAATACCATCACCGAAGCTGCTGTGGTCTCCAGTGTATTCGTACTGTTTGCCATCAATGCTCTCACCGTTTTCATCAACTTTTAAAAACGTGAGCGTGTGCACCTGCAGGCCATAATATTTTTTAGTCATAATTTATCCTTTCTAAATACATCCTATCATCTCCTGGACAGGCTGTCAAGCTTGAAGCTTGTGGCTTGAAGCTTTTTGTTGTTAATTAGAATCATTCTAAAGTGCCCTGACCAGCTAACGCCACTCACCCTCATGCATATAAATATGCAATCACTCATGGGGCGCGCTGATCCCAGAACCATCGCGACTTCTATCCCGGGGGCACAATGGTTCAGGGATCAGTTGTTGTTCTGCGCAGGCGGGGGTATTACTTTCCTAGGATTCAATCCCATCCAGATATGGATCGCGACCTGAACTATAGTGGGTCAATTCCCACAGCTACAACACTGATCCCAGATCCATTGTACTTGAAGACGCTCTTCGCGCGGTGTTTAGACAATGGATCAGGGATCAGTTCTGATTGTTCACTGCACGAAGACGGCATAATGCGGTGTGACGTACAGCACAACCAGAAGTTGTCCCAATTAAATATCAGCGAAAGCTTTTCTTAATCTCTGGGAACTGAATTTAATTAAATCCTATATAATACTTGACAATAGTTTTGTCAAGTGATATTTATTCTTTATGCAAAATAACATACAGGAGAAAAAAACAATGACTAGAATAAGATTAAATCAAGAGTATCGGAACAAGATTGCAAATAGAATGAGAGTACATCTTGAACAAGAAGATACTATTGAAAAACAAAACTATGACAATCTAAAGGGCGACCAGATTGACATAAATGACAAAGCATGGAAAGTTGCTGAACAAATAGTTAGACGACATTATACTTTAGATGATGTTG